GATAATTTGCCTTGTACGTCCTGACTGGAACAGGTTAATGCCAAGGAAAGCAGCAAGACCATGTGCATATCCGGGGTGTCCGAAGTTGGTGACGGATCCAACACGGCACTATTGCGATGAGCACCAGGCGCAGGAGTGGAAACGTGAGAGCGCCAGGCGCAGGGCCGAGGGGACTCACGCCGACTATGGTCCTCTCTGGACTAAGATCAGCAGGGCCTACCTTCGCAAGCATCCAACGTGTGCGCGCTGTGGTCGACCGGCAGAGGTGGTGCACCACATCATACCGAGGGACAAAGGCGGTTCGGACCGGTCAGCGAATTTGGTCGCACTGTGCCGGTCGTGCCATAGCAAGGTACACGCGGAGCAGGGGGATTACTTTGGGGGATAGGGGCGTTACAATCGCTGGCGCTGAAACGAGCCTGGGGCGCGCGGGTAATCTAGCTCATATGGCCGCGAAATTGGGGCATGGGGGGGTTGGCGGTGCGGGGACGTAAGCCGAAGCCGACGGCCATCAAGATATTGGCGGGGAACCCAGGAAAGCGGCCACTGAACCGCAACGAGCCGCAGCCACCGGCACCTGAGAGCACGCCGTATGCGCCGCGGCACCTGAATGACGAGGCCAAGCGCGAGTGGCGGCGGATAGGGCGGGTGCTGCTGGCGCTGGGTCTGTATACGGAGGTGGACCGGGCGGCGCTGGCGATGTATTGCCAGAACTGGGGCATCTGGGTGACAGCGGAGATCCACCTCCGGGACGAAGGCGAGATCCTGGTCACAGCTACCGGCTACCACTATCCCAACCCCTGGCGGGGGATCGCCAACAAAGCGCAAGAGACGATGCGGCGCATGTTCACGGAGTTTGGGCTGACGCCGTCGGCGCGATCGCGGCTCAGTATGCCGCAAACGGTCGACGAACCAAGCCTGGCCGAGCAACTCTTTACGCTGATCTCGGCGGATGAGGACGATGGCGATTGAGGTTAGCGCGGAACGCTACGTAGACGAGGTGCTGAGCGGCAAGCAGACGGCCTGTCGCTGGGTGCACCTGGCCTGCGAGCGCCACCAGCGCGACCTCGAAACGGGACACGAGCGGGGGCTATGGTTTGACGAGGCCGCGGCCAAGATGGTGATTGCGTTCTTTACTCTTCTGAAGCACAGCAAGGGCGAATGGGCCGGGCGGCCACTGATGTTGGAGCCGTGGCAGCAGTTTGTGCTGTGGAACATTTTCGGGTGGAAGCGGGAGGACGGGACGCGGCGCTTTCGGACGGCGATCCTGGAGGTGGCGCGCAAGAACGGCAAGACGACGATGGCCGCGGGCATCGGGCTATTTTTGCTGGTGGCCGACGGTGAGCCAGGCGCGGAGATCTATAGCGCGGCAACCAAGCGGGATCAGGCGCGGATCAGCCACGCTGAGGCGACGCGCATGGCGAAAGCGAGCGCGCAGCTCCGGCGCGAGGTGCGCATTTTCAAGGACAATATCCACATCCCGGATACGGCATCCAAATTTGAGCCGCTGGGGGCGGACAGCGATACGATGGATGGACTGAACGTCCACGGAGCATTGGTGGATGAGATCCACGCGCACAAGACGCGGGACACGTGGGACCTCCTGGAGACGGCGACGGGATCCCGGCGCCAACCGCTAATGTTTGGGATTTCGACATCGGGGTTTGACCGGCAATCGCTCTTCTGGCAGCAGCACGAGTACACGCAGAAGGTGCTGGACGGGGTGATTGAGGATGATACCTGGTTCGGCGTCATCTATACCATCGACGAGGGCGACGACTGGCAGGACGAGGGCAACTGGGTAAAGGCCAACCCCAATTTGGGGGTTTCCAAGAAGTGGGACGACATGAGGCGCAAGGCGCAGCGAGCCAAGGAAATGCCGGCGGCCTTGAATGCCTTCCAGCGGCTGGAGCTGGATATTTGGACCCAGGCCGAGACGAAATGGATGAATATCAAGCACTGGCGGGCCTGTGGCGGCGCTGTAGACGAACTGGGGCTGCGAGGCCGGACCTGCTATGGTGGTCTCGACTTGTCCAGTACTACGGACGTAACGGCGTTTGTGCTGGTGTTTCCGCCACAGGCCGAGGGCGACAATTATCAAGTTCTGTGCCGGTTTTTCATCCCGGAAGACTCGATGCACGAGCGGTCGCGGCGGGACCGGGTGCCATACGATGCCTGGGTGCGACAGGGGTTTATGACGGCGACGCCAGGCAATGTCGTGGACTATGACTTTATCCTGCAACAGGTCACGGAAGACGTGGAAGCCTATGACCTGCGGCAGATCGCTTTCGATCGCTGGGGCGCGGCCAAGATCCAGACCCAGCTCATGGAAATGGGCGGCGAGGAGTTCATGGTGCAGTTTGGCCAGGGGTTTGCGAGCATGAGCGCGCCGATGAAAGAGCTTGAGAAGTTGGTGCTGGGCCACAAACTGGCGCATGGCAATAATCCGGTGCTGACATGGATGGCCGACAACCTGGTGGCCCGAGAGGACCCGGCGGGGAACATCAAACCGGACAAGGAAAAGAGCATCGAAAAGATCGATGGCATGGTGGCGCTGATTATGGCATTGGACCGGGCAACCCGGCACGAACCGCCGAAACGCTCCGTCTATGAGGGCCGGGGGCTGGAGGTGGCATGACGATACTGGATCGATACCCGCAGGTGCGGGAGGTGATTGTCACGACCAAAACGGACAAGAGCTTCCGCGGCGTGTTGTGGGAAAAGCGACGGGGGTACATCGTTCTGCGTAAGGCGAGCCTGTTGCAGGGCCGAGGGGACGCGATCAAGATGGACGGCGAGGTCGTGATCGAGCGCGACAACGTCGATTTCATCCAGGTGATAGGCTGATGGCAGTGATTCAGAGCGATATAGGGTTGGTCAACGTACAGCCGGATTGGTGGCCGCTGCTGGCCACGAGTCGCAGCTCGTTGTCGTTTTACAATCAATACAACTATGATTACGCGACCATTTACCGGACACAACCGAACGTGAGAACATGCGTGGATTTCCTGGCCAGGAACATTGCACAGCTCGGGTTGCACGTCTTTCGCCGGGTGAGCGATACGGACCGCGTGCGGCTGACGGACCATGGCCTGGCCAGGGTGCTGGGTCAGCCTCTACCCGCGGCCTATAAGGTGACGCGGTACCGGCTGATCGAGACGCTGATGAGCGACCTGGGCATCTATTTCAACGCCTATTGGATCAAGATCCGGGCCGGGGGTGAGATCGGGTTACTGCGAGTTCCTCCTACTCTGGTCACTGTGAAAGGCGGGCTGGTGCCGCTGGAGTACCAGATCAACCTGAACGGGGCGCTGAATCCGCGGGTGCTAGCGCCGGACGAGGTGGTGCACTTTCGCGGCTACAACGCGGAGAGCCAGGTTCTAGGATTGTCGCCGCTGGAGACGCTGCGGCGGGTGCTGGCCGAGGAACACGCGGCGGGGGAATACCGCGAGCATTTCTGGCAGAACGCGGCGCGGATGGGCGGTATCATCGAGCGGCCGGCCGATGCGCCGGAATGGAGCGACGCGGCGCGGACGCGGTTCAAGGCCGAGTTCGAGGCTCTGTATGCGGGGAGCGATAACAGTGGCAAGACGGCGATTCTGGAAGAGGGCATGGAATGGAAGCCGGCGACGTTCAACCCCCAGGAGAGCGAGTACATGGCCGGGCGGAAGCTGAGTCGCGAGGAATGCGCGAGAGCGTACCATATTCCTCTGCCGCTGGTGGGGATCCTGGATCATGCCACTTTTAGCAACATCAAGGAACAGCACAAGAACCTGTACCAGGACAGCCTGGGGCCGTGGCTGAAGATGATCGAGGAAGAGATCGAGCTTCAGTTGTTGCCCGAATTCGGGGACAGCCAGGGGGTCTATTGCGAGTTCAATATCGCGGAGAAATTGGCGGGCTCGTTCGAGGAACAGACAACCTCCCTACAGAGCGCCGTCGGTCGACCGTGGATGACAGCCAATGAAGCGCGGGCGCGGATGAACCTGCCGCGACTGGACCAGGAGGACGCCGACCGAGTGGTGACGCCGCTGAACGTGCTGGTGGGCGGCCAGGCCAGCCCGCGGGACAGCGCGCCTGACGGCGCGCCAGAATCGAGCGGGGACCTAGCTCCCGTGGGGAAGAAGGCGCAGCGGTCGGGCATCGGCACGCACCGGCCAGAGATGCGGGCGGCACACGAAAAGAAGTGGGCGGAGGTGCTGAGCAAGCACTATCGGCGGCAGGAAGCGGCGATTGTGAGCCGGGTCCCGGCCCAGCCGGGGAAAGACGACCTGGGGGATGGGGTCTGGTGGGACACGGAGCGATGGAATAACGAGCTGTACGAGGACCTCCTGCGGCTGAATTTGCTCACCGCGGGGGCCTGGGCGGCCGAGATCGCGGCGATGCTGGAAGCTGAGTTCTCAGAGGACCGGATGTTGCCCTGGCTGAAGGAGCACAGCCGGATCCAGGCGGAGAACCTGAACCAGCAGACCCGGGACGAGGTCGAGGAAGCGCTGAGGCAAGACGACGCGCTGGAGGCCGTCAAGAACGTATTTGCCATCGCGCTGACCTCGGGCGTGACGCGGCAGGCGCTGGGGGCGGTGACTACGGCGTCGATGTTCGGTTCGGCGGAAGCGGCCAACGCCGGGGGCCTGCGCACCAAGACGTGGGTGGTGAACAGCAGCCAACCGCGGGATACGCACCTGCGGATGGATGGGGAAACGGTCGGCATCCGAGACCGATTCAGCAATGGGCTGCGCTGGCCGGGTGACCCTTCGGGGCGGGCGGAAGAGAATGCGAACTGCCAGTGCAGCGTACTCTGGAACTAGGGAGTAGAGATGGATACCAAGACGTATCGAGCCCAGATCGGGCTCAAAGCGGACAGCGAAAAGGGCGAATTCGAGGCCGTGTTTGCCACGATGAACGTTATCGACCACGACGGCGACGTGACATTGCCGGGCGCGTTTGGCGAGCAGCGGGTGTTGATCGAGCCGTGGAATCACGATTATAGCCGGCCTCCAGTGGGCAAGGGGGTGATCGGAGAGAAGGACGATGAGGCCCATGTGGAGGGCCGGTTCTTTCTCGATACCGATGCCGGGCGGGAGCACTATATGGTGGTCAAGGCCCTGGAGGATATGCAGGAGTGGAGCTATACCTTTCGGATTGTGGACGCAGAGCAGGGGGTATTCGAGGGTGAGAACGTGCGGTTCCTGAAACGGATGGACGTGCTGGGGGTTAGCCCTGTGACCCGCGGCGCGGGCATTGGAACGCGCACCACGACGATCAAGAACGCCAAGGACGATGGCGTTGCTGATACCGAGGGGGACGCTGAAGGCGAGGCCGGCGGGGACGACGGTAAGCCGAGCGGGGTACCACCGCGGGTGGTTTTGACTGAAATCGAGATCGAGCTTTTGGAGGCATAAGATGAACCTGAAAGAGAAACTGCAAAAGGCGCTGCTGGACGCGCGCGCCATTTGCGAACAAGCGGAAAAAGAGAACCGCGACTTTACGCCGGAAGAGCGACAGCAGGTCGCGGGCTATATGGAAGAGGCCAAGACGCTGAAGGCGCAGCTCAAGGCCGCCGAGGGCGATGCGGCCCTGCGGGCGGCTGTGGCCGACTTTGCCGCGGAACTGGGTGCGCAGCCGGACCCGGTGCAGGCGGCCATCATCAAGGGCACGCTGGGCGAGCGGTTTGTGAACGCGCCCGAGTTCCAGGCGTGGATCAAGAGCGTCGCGCCGGAGGGTCGGATCCCGGAGCGGTCGGCGCTGCTGAGCCCGCCGGTGATGTTCAAGAGCCTGTTCGGGCGCAAGGACCTGGTCACGGGGGAATCGGACACCAGCGCCGGGGCGTTCGTGCAAACGGACTATACCGGCATCTACGAGCCGCTGGGGCGGTATCCGCTCAACGTGCTGGGCCTGGTGTCGCGCCGGACCACGACCAGCGACCTGGTGGAATTCGTGCGGCAGACCGTGCGTGTGCAGCAGGCCGCGGTGGTGGCCGAGGCCAACGTCACGGACTATACCGGGGCCACCGGCCAGGAAAGCGGCGAGAAGCCGGAAGGCTCGGTTGGATTCGAGAAAGTCACGTCTGCCGTCAAGACTATCGCCGTCTGGGTGCCTGCCACCCGTCGGGCGCTGTCGGACGCGGCCCAGATCCGGGGCATCATCGACCAGGAGCTGCGCGACGACCTGGACGAGGAGTTCGAGGACCAGATCCTCAACGGCGACGGTGTCGGTGAGAACTTTACCGGCATTATGAACACGGCCAACATCCTCACCCAGGCGTTCGACACCGACATCCTGACGACCATCCGCAAGGCGCGGACCAACCTGGCGGTGAACGGGCGCAGCCGGCCGACAGCCATCGTGCTGCACCCGAATGACATGGAGACCGTCGACCTGCTGGAAGATGACCAGGGCCGGTTCTATTTTGGCGGGCCGATCGATGGCGGGGTGCAGCGCATCTGGCGCGTGCCGGCGGTGGAGAGCGAGAGCATCGACGAGGGCACCGCGCTCATGGGCGACTTTCGCAAGGCAGTCGTCTGGGACCGCGAGCAGGCCAATATCCAGGTGAGCAACAGCCACGAGGATTTCTTTATCCGCAACATGGTGGCCATCCTGGCCGAGATGCGTGCCGCGTTCGGCGTCATCCGCCCGACTGCGTTCTGCGTCATCGACCTGGAATCGGGATCCTAGATGCGGGCCAACATCGTCTGCCGCAACCTGAACGATGATCGGGTGATCCCGCGATTCAGTCGTTACCTGCGGGATCACCTGGGTTGGTCGCTCACGGCGCGGCCGGAGCCGGGCGCCGACCTGGTGTACCTGTCGGGCTATTTCGAGACGCAAGTGTGCGCGACGTGGCCTGACGTACCGGTGGCGGCGCTATTCACCCACCGCGAGGAGCAACCTCCGGGGAATGCAAAGGCGGCCCTGTATGACGCGGTCGCAAAGCGGATCCAGTTGCGGGTGGCCATGTGTCGGCTGTACGCAGAACCGCTACAGAGATATGGCCCGACGATCCAGCCGCCGCTCCCTGTCGAGCGCGACCGATTCACGATTCCCACGGCGCGGAATCGGCGGCTGGTCGCCGGGTTCTCGGGATACACCTATTCGAACAAGCGGAAGGGCGAGGACCTGGTCAAGGCGGTCCTGGCCAGCAAGGCGGCCCAGGGCGTGGAGTGGCGGGCCTCGGGCCGGGGGT